GTTTGGAGACATAAGTTGTAAATAGTCAACAACAACAAAGTCTGGCTTATACTGATCAATCTTTCCACGTATAACTGAAGGAGTTACTTCTCCACCACTATCATTGGAAATAATATGAAACTCTGGTTTACCCTGCAACTTATCAGCATGCCATTTTTTAAGCATATCAATTTCTACTTCGCCATTACTAAGTTTACGATGAGACCAAAGACCTTCACCCATAATTGCAAATACACGATTACGAACTTCTGTTTCAGACATTTCAAGACTTATGACTAGTGGGCTACGACCCTGTTTCCAAGCCTGTACAGCGAAATACAGAGCCAACCAAGACTTTCCGATACCTGGGTATGCAAGAAAGACTCCAAGTTGTCCTGGCATAATTCCAGAAGGTAGGTAGTTATCAAATCCTGGCAAGCCAGTTTTAATTCCAACCTGTCCAAGATCCTGCATCTTCTTTACATTTTCAAAATAAGCAACTGCAGAGTCAAGGTCTGTTACTTCAATATCTCTAATTGCAGCAGTGTTCTTTTTAAGTTCTGATGTTTTTGTAATTAAATGTTCAAGAGCATTGTTACCATTACCGCTTTGAACTTCACCTGCTGCATTGCGTAAAATATCTTTAAGGCTATCATTTAAATATTCTGATTGTAATTCTTCAAGGTGATGCTTAGTTGCACCAACCCCTTCTACTGGATTAAAGTCTCTAAATTTTTCTACAACTAATGATGTTGGTGGAACTGATTGATTGTTTTCTGAATACTGTCTGATAAAATTCCAGACATCGTTATGAGTTCTTAAAAGATTATCAACATTGGCTTGTAACAATACATGGATTTGTTTATCATTTAATACTGCTGTAATTAACTTTGCTTCTGTATTATTCACTAATCCACTTCCTTGCTAGTTCCCTGCGCTCTATTCTTTCTTTAATATCTTGCTCTACTTCTAGTTTACCATTAAGAATTTTTTCTGCATTGTATGCAAAGTAATTCCAAGTAGGATTTTCTGCTATCTTAAAGTAATAATCTAATAAATCATAACATTGAGAAATCCCGTATGACTCAACAAGAGCATCTGCAGCCCATTGTTCAACATTAAGATTCATATTAGACTTGGCTTCATATCTTTGTAGATGTAACTTATTATATCTACTTAGCAAAGCCATACGGTCTTTGCGCTCAGCCATATTAGTCCTCTAAGAGTGATTCTTTTGCGTCTTTTACCTTTTGAATAACTTGATTTTCAACAAAGGCATAAACACGATCCATTGCATCGCCAGTAGTTTCTCCTTGGCGTACATTATCAACTACCCCAAGATCAACTCTAAGGGATTGAAAATTTCCTAAGTTTAATGTGTATCCCAGTGTTGCTGATACCTTTGTGCTGTTATTTTCTTCCATACCCCACCATTTCTATTATTAAATATTCTCTGCCCACACAGGAATAAACCTGCCATCTTCTGTCTTCGTATATGTAAGTATACCGTCTCCCATGCGCCTTGTCAATTCTTGGCTTGTAGGAGTCATATTGTTTGTTATTAATTTGTCTTTTCTTGGTTGCCCTATATGTATAGTAGCCAGTATAGCACGTATATCCCTTACCATGCTTTCTGAGTAGTAAGATCTTATTCTAAACCCACGCTCACCATTTATCTTTGCACCGATTGGTGGCGGTATCATTCCAGTCTTAATTAACTTTGGCATATATTTTCTATGACGATTAACTAATTTAGCAGTCTCTGCAACTGTATATGCACGTTCTCTATTTTTTCTAAAGTCTGCACGTAGACATGTTTCAAGTCTATCCTTTGTAATATTATAAACAGAAACTAAACCAGTAGATCTGGAACTATGATAAAGTCTAACAAGATCACCATTAAGAAACCATATTTTTTTATTGCCTTTAATTACAGTTTCGTTATTGTATGTTTCGCTCTGGATAATTCCTTTGCTAGTAACCATCGTCCTTCTTCACTTTCTGTTGGAGGGTGAAAAAAATTTCTTGATCCACATGTTATGCAATATGTTTCTATATGTTGAACTCCGCTATATTGTCTATCAATAAATAAACGACCACCACACTTTTTACAATTTATCATTAAATGTTTTTCTAGTTTGGAATACCAATAATGATTAAATGTACTGCTAAAGATAAATCTCCAGATGCACCAAATCTTACTAGACCCTCAACTCTTGATGTTGTAACATTTTTTAAAATTACTGTTACGTTTTGTCCAGCAGGTGTGTTTCCTATATTTACTGCAGTTGCAGTTGCAATGGGAGCAAACTTAAAATCGCTAGGAAAGTCGTATGAAAATATTTTTTCATTGCCAGCACTGACAGTTGAGTTATTTGCAACTTCAACATATCCACCAACAACACGAGCATCTGATGTTTTGATATTTTGTTTGCCAGCAGAGACTGTATCAATTGTTGTGTAGTTATAGGTTGCAGAAGAAACCTGTGTTGAAAGGTCATTGATCGTGTCTGCCAACTGATAGATGTATGTAACATCTAATGGTTGCCCTCGTTCTGGTAGTGGTACTTTTGCCATGTTATCTCCTTATTTCAATTATACTATAGATACTACGCTTGATTCAAATATTGTTAATGCTGCATTTCTTGTTTTATTAATACCTTCAACTTGAATTGCTACCCTTGCACTAGTAGTTCCTGTCTTTAAAAATGTATATGTATGTGTTGGGGATGTTCCGTGGTATTCATATGCTCCTCCATCAAACTTAACAAAAATATCATACGATGGCCTATTTAATTCATCTCCCCAAACAGCAATTAAAATACCTCCAGTATAGATTAGTTGTCCATTAACCTGTTGAGTATCTTGTGCTGGAACAACAAAAATTGGAGACCAATGGGATGATCTGTTTTTGTCATCAGATACAACTCTATATCTTATTAAATGTTCGTTATCATCACCAACTGGTGGTAATTGATTTTTAGGAATTCTAACTTTTTTAATACCTTGATCAGCCATTATGATGTCATATCTACTGATAAGCCTATAGCAAATCTAAACTCAATATAATTACTTGTGTTTGATGGTTTTACTACAGTTGTTGCGTCTGTATTTTTAATTACTGAATATCCTGTTAATCCGTAAAGTGGATTAACCGTTGCAACATTTTCTAGTCTTAATGCATCTAAGGCAACATAATAATTTGGTGATGGGATTCCAATTGGACCACTCTCTTCTGCAAATACACATGCATAAATTTTAACAACTGTAACAGCATTCCAAGTAAAGTTAGCAGACGTATATAAATCTTGAAGTTGCTTTGTTACTACAAAATATCTTTCTGTAGAAAAATCATATGCTCCACCACTACTATCATCTACAACTTCTGCCTCAAACCTTGCAAACTCTGACCCAGCCTCCTCGGTTGCTGCAAACTCAACTAAGATTCTAACAGATTCTGGACTGCTTACAGAGTCTCCATCTTTATTGACTAAAGAAAATGCTAACTTTAATTCATCTATTGGAGAGTTTCTTGTAAAGTCAATAGTTCCGCCAGTTAAGTGTATGTGATTTGATCCTGGCTCAACTACAAAATGATCTTGTGCTGCTCCACTTTCTTCACTAATTGAAAGATCAGAATCATCACCTTGAATCATAATAATATTATTTAAAAACCTACATCTTTCATATCTGTCTGCACGAGATTGTTTATAAAAAATTGTATTATCTGCGTTTGTTTGAAATACTGAATCTGCAACTGCAATAACATTATCATCTTCTGGATCATCTAGTGGAGATGTATATGTTGGAATTTCTGAAACAGATGCTGCTGAGTGGTATTGCCAGTTTTCACCTTGTGTAAAAGAAAAGACTGTCTTGCTATCAAAAGATCCAGCAGATGGATTAGATCCAGCAGAGTATATTCCAACCTCTGTTATTTCATATCTTTCTTCTGTTGGTAGTTCTGCTGTTAATACTATCTTTGATATTCCGCCTTCATTTACAAAACCTCTAGAAGATATTGGAACTCTAAACATTTCAAGATCAAGATTTTCTTTTGCTGTGTAATCTCCAAAAGGATCTGCGGTAGCAAGAGGTTTGGCTCCGCACCCAACAGCAATAAATGAAGCATATGCTGGTGCTTGACCTAATAGGTATTTACCTATAATATTTTTACCTGTGTTTGTTATCATTATAATGCCGCCTGATATATTGTACCATCTAGGGTGATCTCTACGTCTACTTGTTCGCTACTTGGCATATTTACCAACTCAATTATAAGATCGCCTGTAGCCTCTTCAAGATATACATATTCCCCATTTGGCCCACTGCCTGTTGTTGGAATTCTTTCATCAAGTTTTATAGAAAAGTTGGCAAAATATTTATCCGATGTCTGCTGAAGGCTTAAAATATTATTTGGATTATACTGTTGTTGTAAAGAAGACAGATTTTTAATTGGCTGGTATGAAATAGTTTGACCATTGACAATATCATTTCTGGCAATATTAATTAACTCTTGTCCACCAATGTCTTCAAATATTAAATCAGACATAATGTCTATTGGCATAGTTTCGTCATCAAATAATACGGTATCAATTGATGCTGTTTTTACTGGTGGTGTTTGTGGGTTTTGAGGTGTTTGTAAAGTTATAGGTTGCTGTGGAGTTGGCGGGGTAGGAGTAATAACTATAGGTTCTGTGGGTATTTCATTAATTAAAGACGTTCCTAAATTATTGTTAGATGGCTTATAGTCAATTGCTGCATTTAATGTACTTGCTAATTTGTTTGTTAATTTATTTAATGTTGACATAGATGTTTTTGGATTTGCCAATGCTTTATCAAGTGCATTTTGTGCAGACCTAAATTTATCAATTGGGCTTGATTCTTTTGCACTTGCTGCTGCAACAGATCTTGTCATTCCACCGTCATCGTATGCACCCATACTACACCTCGCTCAAATAAATAGTCATTGATGGACCTGTAAGTTTTCTGCCATACTCTATATTATACACAACAAACCTTGAGTCATCTGGTGTAACCAAATCTAAGCCATCTGAATTCTTATAGTTTACAGTTACAATATCACCTAATTGCAATGTTGGAATAGAAAATGCATTAATTCCTATGTCTTTTCTTGGAACCATAGTCTTATTAACAATCCAACCCATTAAGGATTCAGCGTCATCCTGTGTTTGTATGTATGGAGTCTCAATGCTAAATTCATTCTTTCCATATGTAAGCCTACTTAGTCTAATTTCATCGTACCTTGCTTTTTCAACAAGGGGTGATAGGGTAAGCGTACTACCTAGTAACTCTGGATCTGATAAGTTACCACGTTTTTTAAAGTAATCGTCTACTGTTAGTTCATGTGTTGTGTCCTGTGTAAATGTAATTCCTTGAATTCGTAAATAATTTCCAGTAGTTTCATCTAGGTTTATTGCGCTATCCGTTGAGTTAAATATTAAAAACTCTGCTCCATATGAATCAGCATAGAATCCAGATGTTGTGTATCCTTTTATTCTATTAAATGTTGGTGAAAGTTGTGCATATAGCGCTGGGTAGGCACGATCATATTTAATATTAAAATAAGCACACTCACGCATAATAGTTCCAAACTCTTCAAAATACATATTATATTTTGGTGGTTGTTGAGAGCCAACCCCTGAAAGATATGTTGATTGTATAATTCCACTCATTGCATATTTTCTAAATGAATCACTAGCATTAATTTGTTTTTCTCCAAAAGCAGATGCTAAAGTTTCTCCAACAGTAAAGACGGTATTTTGAGAATAGTTTTCAGAAAGTGCATATACATTTTCAAACATACATCTTGATGATCCACGAACAAACAAAGCCATATTATTATAAACTGGTAAAGGATCTTTGTCATCAACTATTTGAATTAACTTGTTATTAATGTATAAATAAAATCTTCTAATTTTTCCAATATCTTGATACTCTACTGAAAGATCATAAACTGTTGGATTTTCTTCTCCAGCCATCCTATACTGCCCAGTAAATCTTCCATCGTCAACAATAATTTTTGAAAGGCCTCCCCAAAGTTTTATCGGTATGGCATTTGTATTTGATGAATCTTTTTTAATTTTATAAAAAACAATATTGTTAATTGATATTTGTGATTGACCCTGATTATTTGTTTTAAGATAAGATTCAATATTGTCTTCTGTTAAAGCAACAATTTCAAAATAGTATCCATTGTTGGTTTCTGGATTAAGAAGAACTGCTAGTCCTCCAGAACCACCACCGATACTTATATTTTGATTTGGCTCAGTGCCGCTAACCTGGAAATATGGCGTACTTCCTATTGGTGTTTGAGTTCGTGTTTCGTTGTTTTCAATTTTACCAACAATACGCATTCTTGTTCCAAAGTGTTTATATGTTGTTGGTGTTGGACAGGAAATTGGATAATCAAGTTCAGAAGTTATTGATAAATTTTTATAAACATAAGAAACTAGGTTAATTGGCGTTTGAGTTGGACCAAAAGACGGTCCATTCATTACTAAAGCAGATGACTGTATTGTTCCAGACTGTGTTGACTTTAAATTATTTACTTGTGTTTCAGTTAAATAGTTTGTAGCCATAAAGTTTTTTATAACACCACTTCTGGTTGTTTGAGTTGCTAAAGAATCATTTACTCCCGCAGCACCAATTGTCGTACTTGGCAGAGTAACCTCAGAATCTAAAGTTGTAGTAAATAAATACTGTGCTTGCATATCGCATCCACGAACAAATCTATTATTTGACCAATAAGAACTAATGCCAGCAGAGTGCGAAGTGATTGGTGTTCCAAATTGACCACGGCCATGCTCTAAAACATTTCCATTTTGTAGTCTGGCTATTCCATCAATAGTTTCATAAAATGGAACAGAGTAAATTCTTATTAATCCTGTTGGATATATTTTTCCATTAAACGGCAATGATTGAAAATAGTTTTGATACTCTTGGTTGCTGCTAATCCAGACATTTCCAACACCAGTTATATTAAACTCTGCTGCATCATATTTTATAATTTCACCATTTGAATAAAAATATCCTTGATACCTTGTTAGCCAGTAAGCATTTTCTCCAAGATCAATAATGTTATTTGTAACAACATGGTTTACAACTGATGGTGCAGAACCATTTAGGTCTGAATTAATTGGCATTGCACCAAGAACATACTTCCCTTGTTTAGATGCAACTTCATTTATTGTTTTTGTTGATTCAGTGCCAGAAACTTCCCACAACAAAGATGGCTTATATATCCATGTTTTATCTCTATCAATCATGCTTGATTGACGAATGTTTCCATAAGATCTTTGAATGTATCTTGTTGTATAGTTTATTTTTCCATCATTATATATTTTTTTATCTTGGGATGCTATTGAAATAATATTTGGAAGATTTCCAGATGTTGCATTTTCTATTACACCTGAATCTGTTTGGTTTGTTGATCCACTCAGAACAAAATCTGTTTCTCTATTTTCTTCTGTTGGCATTAAATAGTCTTTGCTCATTACAACAAAATTATTGTATTCATCAAAGAACATTGCAGTTTGTGTTGAAACTGCAAGTTGATTTAATACCTCTGCTACATTTTGATCTGGTGCAATAAAAAAGTATGGAATAATTGGATCTTTGTCTCCAGTTATTCTTAAAAATGTATAATTACTAAAACCAATATAGTCAAGCAAAAGTGTAATTGCATAACTTAGTGATGCCTCTGTAACCAACATTCTTGGGGCAGGCATTGATTCTAAAAAGAAATAAAAATCTCTCAACTCTAAACTTATTGTTCCGCCAGTGGTGTCTGCTTGTGGAAATCCTTCTGAGTATAAAGTTTTAATTGGTACATAATAATCAAATCCATCAACATTAAGGATTACTTCATAAAAATTAAACTTAATGTTTTTCTTTATATAGTTAGAGATTATGCTGTTTGTATTGTTATCATTAAACGCTTGATCATCATCAAAGATAGATAGTTGTCCAGTAGATGCTAAAAGTTGTCCAACAGGCAAAGATGTATTTCCAAGATCCGATAAAACTTTGCGAACAGTATATTCAATAGCCTTATCTGATATATCAACTACAAGTCTTGGAGACATTTCAATTAAGTCAAATGTAGAGTCAAACTTGTTCATTGTTTCTACTACTACTCTAATTCCACGTAGGTAAGAAAATTCTCTGTATACCGTTTTTCCAGTAACCGCATTATCAAAGAAAATAGGGGATGTTAAATCTGTTACAAAACTTGTTTGATTAGTAATTGTTTCAGAGCCTAATTTCCAATTATATTCTGGAGTAAATGTTTCATACTCGTCAGTTGTTGAATTCCAAATATGGAACTGTCCCTGCTCACCGTCATTTTCAATAACAAGATAGGCATAACCATTAATTGATTCTGTAGGAAGCAATGATTCTGAAGATAATGTTTCAGCAAAAACAAAAGTATCTTTGTATGTTTCAGGAATAATTAATCCGTATTGAAGTTCAACATATCCATCTGAACCAATAATCTGAGATCCGTCCTCTCTCAAATCATTTTCTGTAAAAACATAAGCGTCTGTCCAATTATTATCTTCTAAATACTGAACTCTCCATCTTGCTGGAGTTGTTCTATTTGCGGTTCCAAACAACGGATCTGCTATTGATCCAGTAGGTGTAGTAAAAGGTCCTTGATCAACATCTCCAACATTTGTTTGCATTTTTATAATAAGTCTATTTGCTGGCACCCTGTCTTTATACACAACAAATGGAACTGCATCATTAATATAGTAAACACCATTAGAAACAATATTTGATATGCCATATTCAACACCATTTTCAGTTCTATAGGATGTCCAATATTTAAATTCATCATCTCTTGATGGCATATAGTATCTTGGTCTTTGTGCTAATTGAGCACCTGAGTTTGCAAGATATTTTCCACCTATAAATAATGGTTTATTAATTCCAGATCTTGGTCTAAATGGTTTTAAGCAATCCTCTAAAGAATAAATTGTTTTAAGTTTATCTTTTATTGAAGTAAATAGTTGTGGAACATTCGCATTTGTAAAACCACCATCAATAACAACATCTGCGTCAGTTGCTCCAGTATAGTAATTGCCAGAGTCAAGTTGATCAAAATCTAGTGGCAGTGTAAGAAATTGTGCTTCTGCCCCTGAAGGTCTATATCTATAGTTTCCAAGTTTGTATATGTTGTCTGGCATATTCATATTCCACTCAGCCAAGATTAATGACTTAGTTTGAATTGTTGCCGATGTCTCTAAGTGAGACTTTAATTCTTCACTTACAAACACTTTAGACTTCTTCCAGCGTTACCGAAATATTCCAAAAATCAAAATTATTTCCACCACGTTTTACAACAGAGTAATTAAAATCTGCAAAGTAAACTTGAACTATCTGGTTGTATTGTGCAAGGTGTCCATAGGCTGCATTATTTTTTCCAAAATTGCTGTACTTGTCATAAGCAAGATACATCCAAAATGGTCCTTTGTGATTTTCATACCAGTCTAAAAGTTCTACGCCACCCGCTCCGCCATCTGCAGTAAATTCTTGTGTTTGATTTTCATATGGAGACCCTCCAGTAGTTACATTAAAAGCGGGATCCTGAAAATACTGTCTAGATGGAAGCATATTCCAAGACATAGATATTGTGAGTTTGTCTGCAATGTGATAAGAGCGCATACGTCCATTAATAGTTCTTTGACGTTGCTCTATTCTTTCTTGCTTAAATCCCATCTCTCCACGATTGTGATCTGAAAGTATTAAGAACTGGTCAAGGAGTGCCGTAGGAGCCTCTGCAGGGGTATCTGCGCCTATTTCATATCCAGTTGGTACATAGAACCCATCTACTAAAGTTCCTGGATTTTCAGACCAAAGAACGGCTTGAGGTCTTTGGTATCTACGTCTACCAGTTAGGTATGCCTGTGTTGCCATTATCTTTGTCCTCTAATTCTTTGTCCATCTACCCGCTTTATTTCTGTCATAACTGCTCTAGCAATATCGCTAGGATTTGAGTTAGTTCCATTAATATTAAAGTCTAAACTATAATTATACACTGCCGTAGAGTTGTCACTAACAGATGCAGAAATATTGTTAATAGGAACATTAGACATTCCACCATTGGATCCAAGCATAGATGGATACTTAGATTCATTAATAGATTGTAGCATTGGACCAAATTGTTGTGCTGCTGCTTTGTTTACAACAAACTCTCCTGGTGTAAGCATTGCTGGAACAGTGTCGGAACCTATTGCCATTCCCCCATTAGCCATGTATTTAGTGACCATTCCACCTTTTGCTAATCCCTTTTTTTCCATTTGATTAATTTTATTATTTAGGTCATTTGTTAAAGAATTTCCTGATAAAGAAGTGGTTGCATTTTTTGTTCCAAGTGACTGGGCTAACTTCATTGATGCAACAATTGATGCCCACGATGCAGCAGCAGATGAAGAAGACGATGCAACCTTGTCTATATCAATTACGATGCCATCTAAATGCTTATTTGTGGCATCTGCATATCTTTGTATAAAGTCCCATTCGGTCTTTGTCATTCCGCTAATCTGTAATGACTGTTGTTCTTTTTGAACCTGGAAGTCAAGATCAGAAAGTAATTGTCTCTTCTTATCAGCCTGTGCTTGTAGTGGTTCAAGTTGTGTTACTTCAATCGTATAGATTTTATCATTAAGCAAAAGTATTTGTTCATCAATTTGTTTTCTAGTCATTTTTTGACCATTAACAACTGCAGTTATAGAAGATATTTCTCTTTGTTTTTGTGC